CAGCTCCACGGATAATAGGGTTACCTTCTTCATCTCTTTCGTTAATTTGACCAAACTGATCACGATTTGATGTTTCATACCAGTAGTTAGACTCACACTCTCTACGGAATGATAATTGATGTTGCCATTCTTCAGTTGACCACCATAATTGGGTTTCGCCACCATTTTTATTTGGTAAAGCAATACCTTTTGCACTACGTTGTTTTACGTTACCTTCCCAAGCGTAAGATTTACGGATAGTAGAAACATCACCCCTTACTTTTTGAGAACTAGTAGTAGTAGACTCTGAACCTCTTGAACCCCAAGATGCGGCAGCGTACCAACCTAATGAATACAATGCTCCAGCAGCTAATTCACTTGCAGGAATAAATTCACTTGCAGATTTAGCACCAGCAATTTTTACAGTATACTGCCATAAACCACCAATGTTTTTACGATCTGTAATTACTAAATGGTAGTTACGTGGTGAAATAATTGTGTACTTGTTAGGAAAAATACCTTCATTAAAAGTAATTACAAATGAACTGAATCCAGCACCAGCGTTAGTAGTTGATACTGCAGAAGCTAAAGGAACAGCTTTAAATAAACGACCCATTACATCATATTCAAACTCATCACCTTCAATTTCCATTGTAGAACGAGCGCCTTCTGATAAAACGTGAAGCGGAAAACGATTATCCTCGTAGCCCATTAAATAGGTTAATACTGGAGTTAATTTGTCTGGTTGAAGCATCAACTGACGAGCCAATGAGGCGTCGTTAGTTTTCATTTCTTCATTCCATGTTTGAGATGTTATTAATCTTGCCATGTTTTTTTATTGTTGTTTTTTTTTAAATTTTAAATGTTATCCCAGTCTATCGAGTTATTAGCTACATTTTGACCAGAAGCACCGTTTTTACCGGTTCCAACAGAGTTTCTTAATTTTGCACTAAGAGCAGTTGCTTTTTGTGTAGCAGCGGCCGCTTGTACATATTTACCTAAGTTGAATTTGTTTTTAACAGCAATAGCTAACTCAACACGTTTAGTTGGATCTTTTAAAATACTGTTTAAGTCTTTCATAAAATCCCCTTGTGTATCGTAATCAAATATTGCTCTTTTTTCTGTAACAGGAATTGTAAAATTATTTACTTTACCGCTATCTATTACATTTTTAATATTACCAAAAAACGCTCTAGTGTTTTCTTTTCTTTTAATTTCAGCTTGTCTTTCTTGTTCAAGAAGACCTGCTCTTTCTTTGGATTGAATTGCACCTAGCTTTTTAGAAGCTATTTCAGATTGTTTTTTTAAAGTATCCGCTATTTCCATATCGTCAATAGCTTCTTTGATTTCCTCATCAGTATAATCCATCTTTTTATAGAAGGTCTTCATTACTGCTTTTTGTACATCGGTATTATCTAAATCTACTTCACTATAGTTAATTTCTGGATTAACTGTATTAAAGAACGCTTTTATATTGTCTTCAGTAGCGTCGTCACCTAGCATTTGGCAGTAATCAAAAAAATCACCTGCAATAGAAGGTAAACTTGCAAAGTACCCATTTAACTTAGCATCTGCCATACTATCTGCAGCGCGTTGTGTAAATGCAACTAAGCCATCCTCTGAATCTTCAAAATCTTCGTCATCGCCTAATTCGATACCTATCTTTTTAGCAATGCCTTTTATAAACCCTTCTTCAATGTCATCAGATTCTTTTGAATCATCATCATCGTCTGCGTCAGTATCTCCTTTTTCATCCTTTATAGTATCTATAGGAGGATTAACAGGCGCTGGTGCAGCGGGTTTTTTAGATTTTGGTTCTCCTTTTTTACTTTTAGTGTCATCCACAGGTGGATTTACTGGTTCTGCAGAAGGAGGTACTGCGTCACTCTTTGGTGTAGTATCTACTACGTCTTCAATTGATGTCGTCTCTCCAAGAGAAGTATCATCAAAATCTATGTTATCTATTTCCATGTCGTTTATCGTTACAAACTTAATACTGATTAAATATTAAAACAAATAAGCGTTTCATGTTTTTGAAACGCTTATATATATCTTTACACTTATTACCTTGATTTATTCTCTTTAGCTATCTTTAAATCGTTAGCCATTTTTTCTTTTTCCACTACCATCTTCATTGCAGCTTCATTAGATTTAGCGTTTATAGCTTTGTCTTTAATACCAAGATCTTGTTGTTTTATTCCAAGTTCTTGTTGTTTAAGAGCTAGCTCTGCAGTTTTAGCAATTGCATCTGCATTAGAACCTTCATCTATAGCATAAGCAGTCATTTCAGCTTTACGAAGATCCCCTTCTATTTTCATTTGAAGTAATTCAACATCGTAAGCATGTTTTTTATCTAACATAGCGTCTTGAGCAGCTAAAGCTTGTTCTTGTTGTTGAGCAGCAGCTTGTTGTTTTTGTTGCTCCATTTGTTGTTGCATTTGCTCTGCTTGCTGTTCAGCATAAATAAATTTAGATTTAAGTTCTACAAACGAATCTGAATTAATTATATCTACAATAGTAGAAGCTTTAGCTCCATTTTGAATGAAGTTTTGCATTTGAGCTTCTAGCTTTTGTTTCTTCTCTGCTTGTTTACCAGATAACGCTACAAATATTCCATACTCTGCTTCAGTAAAATCAATAGGGTCTACATCTAAGTATACTATTTTACCTGAATCTGGCATAACGTAAGAAGTTTTCTTACCGTCTCTCCAGGCAAGTTTAGCGTAATCCATTAAACCTTGATATTCTCTTTCTTTAAATTGATCAAATTTATTAAAGTATATCTCAGTAATCATAGAAGACTGTACTACAGCGCGTTCTACACCGCCTACAGTTTCTGATGAAGTAATCTGGCCTTCTCTTTGGCGACTAATTCCGCAAACTTCTTCCCATTCTGTCTTAATAAAACGTAATAGCTCAATATAAGATTGAATAGTAGTTGATGCAAGTTTTAATACTGATTGATGTGTTGCCGATCCTCTATACCCTTCTTTAGAATAATCTACAAATAGTAATCCTGTAGCATCACCGTATAACATCCACTCTTCAAGAGTCATGTTTTTAGGTTTTAGATTTACGTCTAGTTGTATCATATCATCTTTCATTTTAGCCATAGCTAATTTAAGACGATGGAAAGTAGCGTTGTACAAGATCTGATACGGCACACCTAACATTACTAAAGATATATTCCTTGAGTTAACTGCTTGTAACATTCTACCGTTATAAGCGCCTTTACATTTAGAAATATTATCAAGAGATGCTCTTTGCATTGGTAAAGGACGTATTTTAAAAAATGTATCTATTCCACACATCCAGCCTTCCCACCATTCATTTACCCAAAACCATTCTACTGTTTGACCCGCTTCTTTATTTGGTACAAAAGTTTCTTCAACTTCCATAGACTGAGGTTGGCCATATTCATCCATGAATGAACACACTCCAATTCTAACTTTAGATCTCCAAGTAACATGTTTAACTTCAATTAATCGATTGTAAATTTGCTGAGGGGTATTTGAATCATATATAATAGGCGCGGTTCCAAAAATAGTAGTGTTAGTCCCAAGAGTTTCAATCTTGTTAATCATATCTTTCTTTTCTTGTTCTGTTTTACCTAATTCATCATAAAAGAATTCTGTTACAGAAGAAGGCGTCATATATTTTCTTCTTACTACCCAATCACAATCCTCAGTAAATTCTAAATCTGGGTCTTTATCATAATCCACATCAAGAGGATTAACTACTTCATAATATACTTCATTATGTATAACTCCTTTATAAGAATAAACTTCGCCAGAAACTAACCAATGAAAAAACATTAGTTGAAACTTTTCTTGAAGCTTACAATATTGCTCAACGTACTCTAAAGCATGTTGGCCCATTATAGCGCGCTTGTCTCTATATGAAGTAGTAAATTCTTTTTCTACTTCTTCAGGAGTTTTAACTTCTTCCGTAGGGACACCTGTATCTATTCCTTGAGCGTTAAGAGTGTTAGCAAACAATTGCTCTAAGTTTTGTAAAACTACTTTATTTTTTTCTGTAAGAGATTGATTAACAACATCTTCATTAGTTACATATACTTCTCTGTAGTTAGGGCGCTTAGCAAATTCACCTCTAAGTAAATCTATTTTAGGTTTTATAATAGGATAATTAACAACTTCTGACCAATCGCCTTCAAGACGTTTACCAAAAGGTTCTGTAATTATTTTATAATCTTCTACATTTATATGCCCATTATAATAGTCATATAATTTTTTAATTGCTAGCTTATGTTGCGTAGCAGAAAAATACGATCTTTGTATATAACCAAGCATCGTCTTTTTACCCCATTCAAAATCATTTGCTATTTTATCAGCATAGGAAACTGTCTGTACCGGGATATTTATATTATATTTTATTTCTTTAGGCATTGTTTTTTAATTGCAAATTTATTATAAAACTGAGGGAATTCCAAATTTTGATTTTAGGTTAACAAAAAACGCATCGTCAAAGATAGATTTTGCACCTTGCTCTACTTGAGGTTTTAACAATAACTCTTTTTTGTATAACATTCCAACTAACATTGCAGAATGCCTATCCATATTTCCATCATAAGAGAATTTTAAAATTTCTTCTAGTAATGGAATAGAGTATATTTTATGTAGGTTTAATTCAAACTCTCCATCTTCATTTTTTTCTCTAGGAGCTAATAACCAATCTCTAAAATATTGTACTGCTTGTTTCTTAACTTCTAAGTTAGACATAGATACACCGTAGTTTCTACCTAACTTTTTTCTAGGCGCGTCATTAGAATCGTAAACAGTTAATTCTTCTTCTAAGTAATTAATTAGTTTATTAGTTCTAGCATAAGACATTATGTTACCATCCCTGTCATTCTCAAATACTATTCTAGCATTGTAGTATTGAGCCATTAAAAACAATTGTCTGTTAAAATCATCTTGAAATTTAGGTCTAGCTACATACTCAGCCACAATTAAATCATATGGTTTAGAAAAGTTATTAATTCTTTTCATTACATACGCGGCACCAAGAGAATCTCTTTTGTTTAAAGATTTAGTTTTATCCTTATCCATAGCATAAGGGTCAACACATATATAATATAACTCAGGAG